ATTATTTGAGCGCCCGTCATGTTTGAGGGCGCGTCCGGCAAGGGTTGCGCCAACAAGGCCGACAAGTCCACCCCCTGCGGCGACGAATTTCCACCCTGCGAAAACGCCAATAACGAGCAAAACAAGAATAATGATAATGAAAACAATAGTTTTTTTGCGCACATTCAATTTCCTTTTGTTTTACGGAAAATACGTTTTTTCGGTTTAATCTCATTATCACATTCAACCCCGGTTAAAGAAACCTTCTTGATATGAAGCTGTGATAATCCTTTACACATTAAATAAAAAAACCTCCGATACCTGCAAGGCATACAATAAGATCCAAGGCAAGTACGGAGATTTCTATTATCGGGCGTTTTAGAAGCTCAATAATAATCTTTTCTATCATTGTTTCGTAATATTCCCGACAAGCCCCTGGCCGAACGCAAAAGCCCACAAAACTCCCTCGACTGTCAGAACATAAGGGGCTTTTTCGATGGAGATAGCCCCGGAGAAAAAGAACACGCAAGCAAGCGCGATTCCTGCGACACCGGCGAGAACCTTCAAAAGTTCATCGGCTGAGAACTGACCAGCGACGTTTTTGAAAAAGTCCGATATCTTCGATTCTACTTTCTTTACCTCAATCTCTGCGTCCATAAATAACTCCTTGCCCTTAAAGCCGGTCGAGCTAGTTCATTTGATAATGGGGAAGATCTGGGAAACTGTGCCAATCCCCGCCCCATTCGAAACCATGTTTTTTGAAAACGTCCGAAATTCCCTTCCATCGGGGATCGGAGGGAGCAGGCCAAACAGCTGCGCCAGAGACCAAAGGCACGACGTCAATGGCAGTCCCTCCCTGATGAGGGCTTTTATTTTTCACCCCGTCGCAATTTGTGACAGAATAATCATTATCTGAATGCGTTTTCTTATCTTTCCCGAGGTATTCTTTAATCTGGTAGAGTCCGGCAACGGATCGAAGGGAGTTGACTTCCTTAAGAGTCTTTCTTCCCTGAGCATACAGGGCTATTTGTTCGGCATCGGTTCGAAGGGTATAGGTAACAATAACAGGGAAATTCGCCTGTTTTAGTTCCTGCAAAGCCAGAACAGCGGCGGCCATGACTTGCGGTTTAAGGGCTTCTAGTTTGACGCTCATCCTTTACCTCTTTAAAAAAAAGCCGATTACGGTCATTGCTGCCGTGGTTAAAAGACCAAGCCAGACAGGTGTTAGCCCTCTGTTTTCTTTGTGGTTTTCTATATGATTGCAGATTTTTTCCTCGACCCTCGCGACATCAGTGCAGGAGGCTGTGTCTTTTTTCATATCAGACACTTCAGTGCGTAAAAGGTTAACGCTTGTCTGTGTTTGCGCGGATATAACAGCTACCTTTTGTATTTCGCCCAGTAGCATGATTACGTCGGAATTTTCCATAAGTATAGTATATTATGCTTTCGTATGTACGGCAAGACACATAAGGGCCGCTGTTATGTCAAAAAGGTCTAAAACGGAATAGTATCGGTGTATATAGGCTCTTTTTCTTCCCTTTCCATATCGTACCTCTGTTTTATTCTCGGCATATCCACTTTCACCTCCGGCGCCCCCTCCCCGTATTCCTTTCGTGTCACGCGGTCGAATTTGCCCTCCTGAGTCACCCAAATCTTTACGGGGGATCTTGGCGGCGAAAGAAGAAACGCCTCTACTGTCCGCGGCCAATTTTCGTATGCCACCCCGGCAGCCGTCAAGAATTTCCCGTAATAAAAGGCCAAATTAGGCGTACCGGCGTCCGGGAAGACCCATTCTTTGAACGTGAGGAATCCACAGGTATACTCGACCCTGACCGAATCTTTTTTACCTTGCTTCGTGTGCCGGGCGTATCGGCAGCCGGTAACGGTGTATTCCTGGGGGAGAATCTGGCTTTTCAGGACGGGGGCGGCGACAGGTCGAGGCGCAATCTTTGGTTCAGGAGCCGGGAATTCATGCCCGCATACCGGGCAAATTCGGAAGCCCGCGGCTATTATAGCGCCACAAACACACTCTTTTGCCGGCGCAACCCCTTCGCCTTTTCCCGGCGCTTCAGGGTCAACGGCATCGATCGGACCATGCCTTACGACATTGGCCGAAAAATCCAACAGAAGACAATCAGTTTTACCCGTTGCCGTGCGCATTCCGCGTCCTACCATCTGGACGTAGAGGGACGGACTTCCCGTTGGCCGTAGCATGACAATCATGTCCAAATCCCGGCAATTAAACCCAGTTGTTAAAACGTCGATATTTATGAGGCATTTTATCTGTCCGCACTTGAATTCTTCAACTATTTTTTTCCGCTGGGCTTTCGGAGTTGTCCCAGTTACGACGTCCGCCGTGATACCCTCGTTTATGACGGCCTGATAGACCTGTTCCGCGTGAGCCAAGCCGGTCACGAACACCAGCCATTTCTTCCTGTCTTTTCCCCGTTCAATGAAGTCAGCGACGGCCACCGCCGTCGTATCCCCTGCCATAGCCGCTTTTTCAAGCTCTCCGGAGATAAATTCCCCGCCTCTTTTATGAACGTCCGACGTGTCAATCTTTATTGCTCCGGCGCGAGCGAAGACCGGGGAAAGGTATCCTTGATCGATTAAATACTGTGGCTCGACGGAATAGATAATATCCTGAAACATCGCGTATTCACCCTTGTGAAGCCAACCCGAATCCATGCGATACGGGGTAGCCGTAAAGCCTACAACGCGCAAAGCTGGATACATGACGGCAAGGATGGAAAGTATTTTAACGTAACGCGTAGTATCAACCCGCCCAACTAAATGCACTTCATCGACCAGAACGATTTCCGGGGGAGGGCTTAAAAGATTGGCCGTTTTCTCAATTGACTGGATTCCTGCAAACAGGATCGGAGCGTTATGGTCTTTACGTCCCAAACCAGCGGAATAGATCCCTGCCGGGGCTTCCGGCCATGAATCCAGTAATTCCGCATGATCTTGCTCAATGAGCTCCTGGACGTGCGTAAGGCACAAAATACGCGTGCCCGGCCAGTTCTCGGAAAGCTCCTTGATAAGCAAAGCCATGACAAGAGACTTTCCCCCAGCGGTAGGGATAACGACGATTCCATGTTTTGATTTTGGTTTTTCCCAGTAGGCATAAATAGCGTCAACCGCTGCGCGCTGATAATCTCTCGGCGTTTTCATACTCAAACCTTTTTAAGAAAGGGCCGCGTCATGCCCGGTAAAAGGAAGGACAAGGGCCAAAAACCGGAGCGGTCCTTTCTTGAAAAGGTCTGTTCGGTCTCAAGGGTGACACCCGCGCATGACAGCGGGAGGTACGTTATATTCTTAAGCGCCATTGGATTTGAACCAATACTGAACAGGGTTTAAGCCTGACTCCTCTACCGTTGGGATACGCGCCCTGTAGCGATATCCTGTCTGATCCGTGCTATCAAGGTTCCTGTTGTCTCAAACATTCTTTGCAATATCCCCGACCATGAGGGTACGAAAGTATTTTGACCGGGTTAATCCTAAGAATTTCACCCGTGCATCCAATAAATTAAGTTCTGTTTTTGTTACTACAAAACGGATCGGAAATGTCATTTTTTCATCATCTACTTTATATGGCCCGCTTGCGCCTTTTGGTCTTCCCATAAATATTATCTCCTGTATAAAGCTTTATTTAATTTTATGCTATAAATAAAAAAAAAGCAACCCCGAAGGATTGCCTTTTTTTTATTTCTTTTCCAGATAACATTTGTTGACTGGAACAACCATTCCTAAAGAAAAAAGACAAATATACTTTGACTTTCCTTCTTCGGGTAAAGCAACTATCGTGACGTCTTCTTTTTCTTGACCGTTTTGAGGTGCGAAAACGCATACCTCTTTTAACGTTGGTACCCACTGTACCGTTTCCTTTGTTGTTTCTTTACTCATATATATCTCCTTAATAAAGTTTACGATAGGGTATATTTGTTTCATAAGTAATCATAGGGTTAAACCTAAAACTAACGCCGTCTGATTCTACTAAACCTCCACCAAAACCAACTGCCTCGCCTCCAAGCCAAGTATCACCATCAAATAGTTCTACCGTTACTCTTGGTGTACCCCCTAGTGCTGAGGGAGTAGCACATAGATATCGTCCGGCAGGTATTATGTAAGGAGTTCCACTGCCACCTGGGGATACTATAAAAGTACCAAACGTCCCCGCCGTTCCCACCCGTGGGTCAACGCCACAGAGGAGACCGGCGTCTAATCCAGACCCTGTGCCATCATTGCCTGAGTTCCACTCTTTAGTCCACGCCTCCCACGGAGCA